GGTCGCTTTTTCAATTTGCAACGACGCGCGACGGATGCAACAGAATAATCCCCATGCAACGTACACGAAAATTCCAACACTTAGGACCTGAGGCAAAACGTCTGAATGCGCTCGGTTTGTCGCCCGTCGAGATCGCGGCCCAGTTAGGTGTCAATCGATCCACGGTCCATCGATGGATGGACGCGGGACGCCTGACCGACACACGCGATCCGCGGGAGAGTGACGCCCCGGTCCCTGTGGTCCCCGCGCTCGAGGCGCCGGCCTGGGCCGCGGCGATCCGCGCCGCCTACCCGCTCGACGCGACCGACGCCCAGCTCGTCGACCTCGCCGACCTGGCGCTGACGATCACACACAACGCCGCCGAGGCGCCCTCGGTCCGCCTGGCCGCGGCCGGCCGCTTTCAATCGCTCGTGAAACAACTGGCGACGCGGATCCGCGCGACCGCGGAGGAGGAGCGCGCGCCGGCGCCAACGCCCCAGGCCGCGACCGCGCGCGCCGATCCGCGGGCGCTCCTCAATCCGACGATTCAATGATCCTGACGGTCCCACACGATCGGGCGCTGTGGCCGACGCTCGGCCCGGGCGTGTGTGATTTCATCGAACAGCATCTCGTGTTTGGCCCGGGCGACCTGCGCGGGCAACCCGCGAAACTCGACGCCGAAAAGGTCGCGCTGATCTATCGCATGTATGAGGTCTATCCGCGCGATCACCCGATGGCCCTCCGCCGGCGCTTTAAGCGCGTCGGGATCTCACTCCGCAAGGGCACCGCGAAAACCGAGCTGGCCGCCTGGCTCGCCGCCTGTGAGCTGCATCCGGCGGCGCCGGTCCGCGGGATCGGCTGGACGGCGAGCGGGGATCCGATCGGCGGGCCTGTCACCGATCCGTATATTCCGCTCGTCGCCTATACCGAAGAACAATCCGAGGACCTCGCCTATACCGCGCTCCGCGTGATCCTCGAGCTGTCCTCGCTCCGCGATGATTTCGACATTGGCCTCGAGCGGATCCTCCGCAAGACCGGCGGCGGGAAGGCGGTCGCGCTCGCCGCGGCCCCGGATGCGCGCGACGGCGCGCGGACGACCTTCCAGCATTTCGACGAGACGCATCGCTTCACACTGCCGCGCCTGGTCCGCGCGCATCGCACGATGCTCGCCAACATTCCGAAACGTCGCGCCGCGGATGCGTGGACGCTCGAGACAACGACGGCGCCCGAACCAGGGATGGGCTCAGTCGCCGAGGCGACGATGGATTACGCCCAGGCCGTCGAGGCCGGCCGCGTCACCGATGCGCGCTTGTTCTACTTTCACCGCGACGCCTCCGAGACACACGACCTCGAGACACCCGAAGGATTGCGCGCGGCGATCGTTGAGGCCTCGGGGCCCTCGAGTGCCTGGTCGGACATTGAGGCGATCGCGGCGGCCTGGCAGGACCCCGAGGCCGATCGCGCCTATCTCGAGCGCGTGTGGCTCAATCGCCTGGTGAAGGGCGGGACCCAGGCGTTTGATGTCCCGCGCTGGCTGCAACTGACGCGCGCGAACCCCGTCGCGCCGGGCGATGCCATTACGCTCGGCTTTGACGGCGCGATGTTTCACGACGCGACGGGGATTGTCGCGACCCACGTCGAGAGTGGGTTTCAGTGGGTCCCCGGGGTGTGGGAATGCCCGCCCGGGCGGACCGACTGGCAGGTCCCGACCGACGAGGTCGACCAGACGATCCGCGGCCTGTTCAAGGAATTTACCGTGTGGCGCCTCTATGCGGATCCGCCCTACTGGGGATCGTGGATCGCGCAGTGGGCCGGCGATCCCGCGCTCGGGGATAAGAAGGTCGTCGCCTGGTGGACGAACCGCCGGCGCCCTATGACGTATGCGCTCAAGAATTTTCAAACCGCGATCCGCAGTGGCGCCGTCTCGCATGACGGCGATCCGCGCCTCACCCGACACCTGGGCCACAGTCGGCGCCATGACCTGCCAGGCGGCCGCGACGAGCAGGGGCAACCGCTGTGGTTAATTCGCAAGGAACGACCCGACTCTCCGCTTAAAATCGACCTCGCAATGGCGGCGGTTCTCTCCTGGGAGGCCCGCACGGATGCGATCGCCGCCGGCGTCGCGAATAAACCGCCGCGGGTCCAGATGTTGTTTATGGGGGGACGATGATGCAGCTACCCAAACGCCGCGGCCGCCCGAGTCTCGATCCGTCGGGCCGACTGGCCCCCTCCGTGCATGTCAAACTGCTGGCCGCCGACTACGACGCCGCGGCGAAAATGGCGGCGCGCCGGCGGGAGAGTATCCAGGACGTGATCCGTCGCGGCCTCCGCCGCGAACTTCAACACCCGAGGTAAACCGTTATGGCGAACACACCGCAGCCCAGCGCACCGAAACCACCGCAACAGCCGACCACACCGCAACAGCCGACCCATCCGACGCCGCCCGCGACGCCGCCCGCCCAGACGCCGCCCCCCTCGTCGCGCTGATTTTTGGACACGTAAAATTGTGTCCCGCGCCGGTTGGGCCCAAGATACGGCCCAACCGTGCAACATACCTGGACCGTCCTCGAGATCAAATCGATAGACCAGGGTCGCCGGCTGATCCGCGGGATCGCGACGACGCCCGAGCCCGACCGCATGGGCGACATCGTCGAACCGCTGGGCGCGATGTTTGCGCCCGAGCTGCCGCTCCTCCTCCACCATAACCGCCAGGCGCCCGTCGGGATTGCGCGCCTCGGCCGCGCGACGCCGGCCGGGATCCCCTTCGAGGCCGAACTCCCGCTGATCGACGACCCCGGCCCGCTCAAGGACGAAGTCGATCGCGCCTGGTCGTCGATTCTCCACAAGTTGATCCGCGGTGTGTCGATCGGCTTTAAGCCGATCCGCGACGCGATCGAACCGCTGAAGTCCGGCGGGATGCGGTTTCTCAAATCCGAGATCCTCGAGCTGTCGCTCGTGACGGTCCCCGCACACCAGTCGGCGACCTTTGCCGTCATTAAGTCCCTCGATCAGGCGGCCGCGTCAGGCCTCACTTTGCCCGGCGTCACGGGCACATCACCAATGAGGCCCCGCATCATGGGCAAACAGACACCCGCCGAACACAGTCAGAACCTCGAGAACAAGCGCGCCGCGCTCGCCGCGCGCATGACGGACATTATGGAAGGCGCCGCCGACGACGGCGCGACGCTCGAGGCCGAGGCCGCGACGGAACACGACGGCCTGTCAGATCAGGTCAAATCGATCGACGCGGATCTCCAACGCTGGCGCGACCACGAGAAGATGTCGATCGCGGCCGCGGCGCCCGTCGTCGCCCCCGCCGGCGTCGTCAAGGCGTACAACCGCGTCCTCGTGAAACCCAATGTCCCGCTCGGGACCGCGTTTATCCGCAAGGCGTGCGCGCTCATGGTCTGCCAGGGCAACAAGCACGAAGCGGCCGAATACGCGAAACGCTGGGACGACTCGACGCCCGAGGTCGCGCTCTCGCTGAAGGCCGCCGTCGCGCCCGGCACGACGACCGACGCGACGTGGGCCCAGCCCCTCGTGAATCAGACGATGATCAACGAGTTCATCGAGCTGCTGCATCCGGCGACGGTCCTCGGGAAGATCCCCGGCCTCCGGGAAGTCCCCTTCAACGTGAAAGTCCCGATGCAGACGGCCGGCGGCGCGTATGGCTGGGTCGGGGAAGCGAAACCGAAACCGCTGACGAAACTCGCGTTCTCGTCCGATACGCTCGGCGTGACGAAGGTCGCCGGGATCATCGTCCTCACCGAGGAACTGGTCCGGTTGTCGAACCCGAAAGCGGAGGACCTGGTCCGCCGGGACATGATCGCGGGGATCGCGCAGTTCCTGGATCAGCAGTTCCTGGATCCGGCGGTCGCGGCGGTCGCCGGCATTAACCCGGCCTCGATCACGAACGGCGCGCCGACGGCGGCGGCGACGGCGAACCCGCTCGCCGACATCATGGGCCTGATTAATCACTTCGCGACCAATAACATCCCGGTCGACGGCCTGGCGTTTGTGTTGTCGTCGGCAAATGCGCTTGCGCTGTCGTTTCGGACCAATATCGACGGCTCCCCGGAGTTTCCCGGGGTCGGCATCTCGGGCGGGAGTTACCGCGGCATGACGTTCATCACGTCGAACGTCGCCGGGACCAACGTCGTCGCCTTGCAGCCGGCCTACATCCTGTATGCGGACGATGGCGCGGTGACGATCGACGCCTCACGCGAGGCCTCGCTCCAGATGGACTCGGCGCCGATGTCACCGTCGGATGCGACGACCGTCCTCGTCTCGCTGTTCCAAAATAACCTCGTCGCGCTCAGGGCGGAACGCTTCGCCAACTGGAAGCGCGTCAACGCGAACGCGGTGAAGTACCTCACCGCGGCCAACTGGCCGGCGCCGACGGGGACGACGGTCACGGTCGGGAGCGCGCCCAGCAGCAAGAAGGGCGACGCCTAACCATCGATGCAGATCAGGGCGTCCCGACGCTGGGAGAGCGGACTTCGCCATCTGGCCGCGGCGCCCGCGAGCCGGGGCGCCCTGATTTGAGACGGGAGTGAATGGACATTAGTCGCCGCGGATTTGTCGATCTCGTGACCAAGGTCCTGGGCCTGGTCGCGACGCCGGTCCGATCCATGACGCGCGGCGGCTGGTGGCCGATCGTCCGTGAGCCCTTCACGGGCGCCTGGCAACAGAACCAGGAGATCACCGCCGAGACGTCGCTCACCTACTCCGCCGTCTTTGCGTGTGCGACGCTCATCGCCTCCGACATTGCGAAGCTCGGCCTCCGGCTCGTCCAGGTCGACGACGATGGCATCTGGACGGAGACGACCTCCCCCGCGTTTTCCCCGGTCCTCAAGAAACCCAACCGTTACCAGAACCGGATCCAATTCATCACGCATTGGATGATGTCGAAACTGGTCCACGGCAATACCTACGTCTTGAAGGAACGCGACGCGCGCGGCGTCGTCGTCGCGCTCTATGTGCTCGACCCGACGCGCGTCGTCCCGATGGTGTCGCCGAACGGCGAGGTCTTTTACGAATTGCAACGCGACGACCTGGCGACGCTCGAGGACAAGGTCGTCGTCCCCGCGCGCGAGATCATTCACGACAAGATGGTCCCGCTCTATCACCCCTTGGTCGGCGTCAGTCCGATCTATGCGTGTGGGGTCGCGGCGTCGCAAGGGCTCGCCATTCAAAACGGCGCGACGGCGTTTTTCCGCAACGGCTCCCAACCGAGCGGGATCCTCACGACGCCCCAGGACCTCACCGACGCGCAAGCGGCGGATCTGAAAGAACGCTGGATGGCCGGCTACAGCGGCGACAACGCCGGCAAAGTCGCGCTCCTGTCGCACGGGCTCACCTACGAACAGATGGCGGTCAACGCCGCCGACGCGCAACTGATCGAGCAACTGCAATGGTCGGCGACGACCGTCTGTAGTTGCTTTCACATTCAGCCCTACATGATTTCGATCGGCGACCCGCCGCCCTACGCCAACATCGAACCGCTGACGATCCAGTACTACTCGCAGTGTCTCCAGGAGAAGATCGAGAACCTCGAGCTGTCGCTCGACGAAGGCCTCGAGCTGCCCAAACCCTACGGGACCGAGTTCGATCTGGATGACCTGATGCGAATGGATTCGCTCTCGAAAAACGAGGCGGCGGCGAAGGCGATCAGCTCGGGCGGGATGACGATCAACGAGGCGCGGAAAAAGTATTTCGGCCTCGCCCCGGTCCCCGGCGGGCACACGCCCTATATGCAACAGCAGTACTGGCCGCTCGAGCAACTCGCCGGCCGGCCGATCCCCGAACTCCCCGGCGCGCCGCCGACGCTGGCCCTCCCGCCGGCGGATGACGACGAGCCCGCCAGCGCGGAGGAGATTACCCGGATGCATGAAAAGGCGATGGTGATCTATGCCCGTGCAGCTTGAGGATGTCGCGACGGTCGTCGGCCTGTCGCTGAAGGCGGCGATGCAACCCCATCAAGCCGAGGTCCAGACGCTCCGGCGCGACCTGGCGACCGTCACCGCAGAACTCGCCGAGCTGAAGGCGCGCGCGCCCCTCCCCGGTCCCGCCGGCGCGGACGGTGTTCCCGGCAAGGATGGCCAGGACGGCGCCGCCGGCCCGCCAGGCCCGCCCGGCCCGATGGGGAAATTCGCCGATAGCTACAAGGACGTCTATGAGCAGGGCGCGACCTACACCGGCGGCGACGTCGTGACGGACGACGGCTCGCTCTGGCTCTGCAAGGCCGCGACGACGACCGACCGCCCGGGCCGCTCGAGTGCCTGGCGCTTGATCTGTAAACGCGGGAAGGACGCGAAGGAGTCGCGCTGATGCCGGCGACCGCGAAACTGGTCACGCTGACACAAGCGAAGGCCCACTTGAATATCACGCTCCCGCCGGGCGATCCCGCGGACGAGGAACTCCAGGATCAACTGAACGAGGCCGAGGACACGATCCTCCGGTTTCTCAAGGGCGCCGGCGGCCTGGCGGAGACGTGGGTCGATCCGACGACGGCGCCCGGCGATGTCACCGCGGCGATTAAATTACTTCTCGGCCGGCTCTATCAGGACCGCGGCGACGATGAGACAGACTTCCCGAAATTTTGGGAGCGGATCAAACTCCTCCTCGCGCGGTATCACACGCCAGGGATCGCATGATCGGCGACTACAAACACCTCGTGACCTTCCAGGACCCGGTCGACGTCCCCGACGGGGTCGGCGGCTATACCCAAACCTGGCACGACCTGACGCCGCCGACGTGGAAAGTCCAGATCGCGCCCGTGTCCGCGACGGACCAGGAACGATCCTCAGGCGGGACGGTGATGACCGCGGTCCTCGCGACCGTGCGCGGCCACTATCACCCAGGCGTCACGACCCGGACCCGGATGCTCTATAACGGCAAGACCTACCAGATCACCGCCGCGACCGCGGTCGACGATCGCCCGCCGACGATGGAGTTAATGGCCGTCGAACAGGGGACCCCATGAGCGCGATCGCGACGATCAAATGGATCGGCCTCGACGACCTCCGGAAGCGGCTCCTCGAACTCCCGCAGGAAATGACCGAGCTGGCGGAGGCGATCATCGCCGAGGCGGCCGAGGGGTCGGCGGCGGAGATCCGGGAGGCGTATCCGGTCGGCCCCGGGGATGATGAGTATGAAGGCGGGAACCTGCGGAAGGGGGTCCGGGTCCGCCGGGAGACGGCGCACAAACCATATTCCGTGCGCCTGGCGGTCCGATCGACCGCCCAACATGCGACGTTGTTTGAAGTGGGGACCGTCGTCCGCTACAACATTAGTCGCAATAAGCAACTGTTAAAGAAACCGGCGAACCGTGGCTTTATGCCTGGCGCGAATATCTTCGTGCCGATTGTGGTCCGGCGGCGGCGCGAGATGTACGAGGACCTCACGGCGGTGATCGAACAGGTGGGCCTGGATGTCCGTCGCTAACGTCGCCGCTGTCGACGCCGCGATCATCGCCGCCCTGGCCGCGGATGCGACGCTCACGGCCCTGGTCCCCGATGGCGTGTGGCTCACGACCGCGCCGGCGTCGCGCCCGCCGCGGACCGGGTTCGTGATTGTGCAGAACCAGACGCACGAAGATACCGAAGCATTCCGCGCGCCGCTCTATGAAACCTTTCAGTATCGCGTGACGGCCTGGGTCCTGTCGAAAACCCCCGCGCCGGCGAATGCCGCGGCCTATCGGATCCACCAGCTGCTCGAGGACACGGTCCTCCCCATGGCCGGCTATACGCATATGTCGACGCTGCGGGTCGATCGCGTCGGCCCCGACGTGCAGATCGATCCGATCGACAACGATTCACGCTGGCAGATCGCCGGCGCCGACTACGAAGTGTTCGCCAGTCCCGATTAACCGCCCGAAAGGATTCTCTTATGGCTCGTATTCACGGTAAGAAAGGCGACGTCCTCCTGGATCCCACGGGCGGCGCGACCGGCACGTCGCTGGCGTCGACGGACTCGTGGGACCTCGACCTCGCGAAGGACCGCGTGGATGTCACCTGCTTTCAGGACACCAACAAGCAGAGCGTGTTAGGGCTCCCGAGTTACTCCGGATCGATGACGGGCTGCTGGGACTCCGCGACGACGCCCGATCAACTGTTCTCGGTCATCTTCGGGGACGTCGCCGCGATGATCACGCTGATCCCCAACACGCTCGAGCCGACGTTTCTGTTTAAGGGCCTGGGCAATATCGACGGCGCGATTTCGGTCAGTGCCAAGGGCGCGGTGACCTGGTCCAGCAAATTCGACGCGGCCGGGAATTGGGTGATGGAGCCCGCGATCCTGATGGACCTGTCGCGCACCCGGAGTGCCGATCGGGACCGCGAGAACCAGCAGCGCCTCGGGGAACGCTACGGCGCCCCGGGTCAGGACGCGATCGCCCGCTAGGCGCCGTGAACCCGGGACTGATTCGCGGCCAGGGCGCCGAGATCCGTTGGGCGTATTACATCGCCGCCGGCGTCGAGGGCTGGACCCTGATGCGCCAGGCGGCGACGCCGCGGGGCGTCAAACCGAAATGGGCCCTGGCGGCGCGGATTGTCGGGTCGGACAAATTCAAGATGGCCCAACGCCCGCTATTGTTCGTCGCGGCGTTTGGCCGCGGCCGCTCCGTGTGGCCGATTGAGGAGTTTCGGATCGACGGGGATCGCCTCACCGCGACCCTCGGGCCTCGAGAGGATTATTGATGTCGCGCTTTGTTCGCCCGCAGACCAAGACGCTCACGCTCGCCAACGGCGATCAGCTGATCGTGCGCGAACGCCTCACCGCCGGCGAACAGCGGGCGCAATTTGCGCGCATGTATACCGCGAACGGGGACGGGCGCTATCGGACCAACCCGCTCATGATCGGGATCGGGACCATCCTGGCGTATCTGCTGGACTGGACCCTGACCGACGACGCGGGATCGCGCGTCGAGATCCGCGACCTCGCCGCCGACGACCTCCAGCACGTGATCGACTCGCTTGATCCCGACAGTTTCGCCGAGATCCGGAGTGCGATCGAAGCGCACGAAAGCGCGATGCAATCGGCGCGCGACGCCGAAAAAAAAACGGTTGGAGAGACGCCGTGATCTCGGACCTGACGATCGCGCGGCGCTTTGGCTGGCGCTACGAGTGGGTCCGCGATATGGACGCCGACGTCCACCAGGTGCTCGTTGAGGCGCTCGTCGCCGAACACGACCAGGCGGAGCGCGACTAAATGGC